CACGCGCCGCATCACGGGCGACACTTCCGAGGCTGACCGACAAGAACACATCAAGCACTTTCAGCAGGGAAGCATTGACTTCCTCATCTGTTCCACCAACGCCATGCGTGAAGGGGTCAACCTTGACCACGCCAACACCACGCTCTTCGTTGAGCGTGAGTGGGTTCCAGCATGGGAGCAACAAGCCGCGGCGCGCGTTCGTCGTATGACACAAGAGGCTTCCACATGCCACAAGGTTGTTCTGTCAGCAAACGATACGATTGACATGATGTTTGACCAAGTGGTTGCCGAGAAGGCTGACCTCGTTCAGCGCACGCTGGACGGCGAGTCGGGGAAGACACGCGACGCTATCGGTCAAGCATTGTTGAAGAAACTGAAAGCAGGAGATGCAAAACTATGAACACAGAACACGACAAACCAGCCATACCGACAGCCCCCTACACAATCATGGACAGCGGTGGAAGAATGATATTCTTGACAGACGCACCAAGCAAGATGCTCAAGAACCGCATGATGAAAAAACTGCGACACCTCCGTATGTTGATTACTGATTTGTGCGCACTCAAGAGAGAAATGGAGAGACGCGAGTATGCGGATGAACTTGAAAATTTCACCGTCTCAAAGGACTACAACATCTTTCAAATGGCGACACATCAAACCCTCGTGGGTGTTCACAAGTTCAATCATTGGTATCCCGAACAAGCCATTGCGACAGACAAGGAAGGTGAAGAGGAATGAGCAACCTTTGCTACGCATGCGACAAACCCTCCAATGTGTGGATGGACTCCGACCTTCACCGTAGCGCGGACTACTGCTTCCAATGCTTTTGCATGCAATCCACATGGGAAGATGCGAGTCGCGTCTTCTTCAACAAACCGATGTCGGTGAAACTCCTTGACTTAAGATTCAAGGCTGGACTCATTGCGAAGAAGTTGAACATACCGACTCCCGAACTGCACGAGGTGTGCGACTTATGACACCAGCACAGGAACCGCTTGATGTTATCATCCTCCCCACCGACCAATGCCCATGCGGTCAGCACCCCAACGCACTTGTTGACATGCTCATTTATCGCACCGTTCCAATGGGCATCTTTCACAAGATTGAGATTCTTTGCGACTTCACCGACACAACCTACGACGCGTCCTTCCTTTTCATGGCGCAAGAATAAATAGGTTGCGCATCTTCGGGGTGAATAATGCCCCGCTACCAATTGGGAACGCGCCATTTTGGAGATGATGGCTTCCTTACGCATCCGATGGCTGATGGTGTGCCTGTCAAGAAGACGCGAATCAAAGACCCTCAAGGTAAACAGCATGAGATTGAGGGGTTTGACTACGCGTCTCACTTGCTTGGCGACGCTATCGTATGCACATGTGGCGAACAGATTGACCCGCATCACATTGCGCTGTTCACCCGTAAGCATGAGTTCATCATCATACCAGCGCGCTGTTGCAACAAGTTTCGGTGGTTCAAAGGTGAGGAACTATGATTGAAGATAATTGGGAACCGACTCAAGACGACATTGATTGGACGAAAGAACACTACGAGCGCATGCAGGTCGGTGACACATGGGGTGTCGCTGATGCTGTGATACGCAAGGATGAAGACGAACTCGTTGTCATCAAAGCCACGCCTCAATCCATCCTTCCTCTTGAGCGCATCGCCAAAGTTTGCCATGCTCTTGGTATCAAACTCAGCGCGGAGGAAGCCGAAATGGTTGACGACTCAATGCAAGCCGCGCAAGAAACAGCACAGTCTTGGGCGCACGAAGAGAGTGGCGAACTCCTTGTCAACTTTGACTTGGAAGAACCGACTTGGCTTGAGACTGAGCAAGGCGAATGGCGCGTCCTCGTCAAGCACGAAGACGGGCATGAGCAACTGCTCTCCCCGATGGACTATCACTTGCTCGCAGGCGACGACCTTTTCTTCACATGGGAGGGGATGCAGGTCTTGGAGCGCGACGAAATCATTGACATGGCTGACGAACAAACACTCCTGCGCGCTCTTGAAACTCAGCGCATCGTGGTATTACCGAGCGAATGGAATGGCATGTCCACCCCTCCACATCTGCGCGGTCTTATCTTCCGCACTCTCCCGCCTATCCACATGCCAAAGGAAGAGGAAGAATGAAACTTGAGGATTTAGCAAACGCTGTCCACGCTTCACAGAACGAAGCGCCACGCATGGCGAGCCGAATCCTTGCAGACCTTTTCACGAAACACGAATCCGATGCGCACGACATTATCACCGTCTGTTGCGCAACACCTCGTTCATCCATCAAGCCACATCATGTGGTGCGCATGTTAGCCGAATCGTATGGCTTGTTCCCCGAAGAATACAGCGCGCTCATGGAAGAACATGAGATGCCTTCTCTCCTTGCATCCGAATCGCCTATGGAAGTAGCCGAATCAATAACGGTGCGCCAAGCCATTGAGTTCAAGGAGATGATTCTCAAAGGCGAATTGAACGCTGACATTCTATTCAAGTCCATGTCTCAATTGAGTGCGATGATGTTTTGGGGATACGCCTTTGGCAGGACCTCCATCAACATGCGCCGAATCATGAGAAGCATTGCGTCTGTTTCTCCTTACGACACGAATCACCTTCAACAGATGCGCACGATTATGCCAGCCGGTGATGTTGTGCAACGCGCGCTCAAGCACGCCTTGCCCGATGAATATGTCGTGCAACCCACCTACCCGTTCAAAGCCCCCACCTATTCTCGGTGGAATAGATGGTCCTTACCGTTCAATGAGACGCACTACGAAATCATCCGAGGTCAACACTACTATGCACACAGGCGGAGCCGAAGGCTATACACATACGACAGGCATGGCGTTCGTATCGCGCGCTCCCCCGCGCTACCGTATCACGACGACTGCGTATGCGAAGTTGACGAGTCGGGGAATGTTGTTGAATGGCTTCACCGTGAGGGTGAGCCGAATCTATGGAAAGAAGGCAGACACGCGCGGGCTACGAATCCGAAGAAGGTTGAAGACCGCGCTCACCTTCGTGCGCTCGTTCAGTCATTGGAGGAAGGAGAAACCCTGCGCCTCCTTGATGCTGAACAACCCTACTACCACCACGGAGCAGTTGGAGGATTTATTGTGCCACGAAGAACATTTGACATACCGCTACTGATACTCGGAGGCTTTCGTGAAGGCGAAGGTATCCGAATTAAGATTGCCGCGCTTGATGGCTTTGACCCGTTCCCTGTCGGATACGCCTATGTGAAGGCTGACGAAATCCCCGACAGGCTCGCACGACTTTACGATGCGCAAGGCATGATGGACATAGACGAAGGCATCATCGGCATCTTCCATGCGCTCGGCTACGACCATGAGGAAAAGAAGATGCGCGCTCCCTACCTTGCACGCATTGACACGACGCTCGGTCAATCCGATGCTATGCAGATTGGCGACTTGATGGAGTAGTGAGCCGAATGGACGAAGACGCATTCTTTCTTGGATGGCTGGCGAGAGAATGTCGCTTTCAGTTGAGCGTTCATTTTGCACCGAAGACGAGAGTTGGTTATCGTGTGGAGAGGCGCGTGCTGGTGAGCCGAAAGGATGAACCCGCCCTCAACATGTGGCTGTCAACGCAGGGTATCAATGCACGAATCATCAAGGAAGCCGAATTGATTCGGCGACTCATTCGCCTGCTTGCACCTGTGCGTCAGCATGTTTACGACAAGAAGAACATGCTCAAGATGATTCGGCTCATGGATTACAAAGGGCGTGCGCCTACCCACGAACAGATAGCCGAAGTGATTGCTCTCATTGATGGAGACATTGATGATTGACGCTTCGCTGATTCAATTATCAAGAATATCATTGTATTATGATAAAGAGAATAGTATCTTATTCTTATAATAATAATACAATAATAGTAAGAAAACAAACCTCCCGCCGTAGGGGGTATATAAGCAACCGCGGAATATGTGGAGGGTATCGGAGTGAAAACACATGGAATTTCTGCCCACAAAACCAAACCAATTTATCGGACAAAACGAAGCACACATGCCCCTCTTCTATCTTGATGAGTGGGAGCGTGATAGCCCCCAATGCCTCCTTTTCGGAGGAGCGCCGGGGCTTGGAAAGACAACTGCGGCTTACATCATCGGGGAACATCTCGGTTTGCAAGTCATTGAATACAACGCCAGCGATGAGCGCGGTATTGATTTCATTCGGAGCAAACTGAAAGCGGTGGCTAACGCTACTCAACTTTGGGACGGCGGACGCCTCATCCTCTTGGACGAGGCTGATGGTTTGACGAAGCCTGCTCAAGATTCCCTCAAGCGCATCATGGAGAAGTCCAATTGCTGGTGGATTCTCACTTGCAACGACCGTAGCAAAATCATTGACGCCATCAAATCACGGTGCGTTCAGTTCCAATTCCGCCCGTATTCTGTAAAACAAGTGCGCGCGTATCTTGAACTATTACTTTTGGAGCAAGGGTTGATTGCTCAAGATAGCCCCGACGCACTCCATTCACACTTCGGTGGTGACCTTCGCGCGATTCAAAACCATGTGCGAAGCGGGAAGAAACTTGCCGAAGTCCAAACCAACTTAGATTCATTGGCTCTTGATGTCGCCGCTGGCGATTGGGAGTCCGTTCACAAAACCATGCTGACGCTGATGAACGAGGGAGCATCCTTGCAACACATCATGCGCGCCATTCATGGTCATGTCAAATCCGTAGGGATGACCTCGGAACAATTATATGCCTTCTTCGCTGTGTGGGGAGATTTCGTCCTCAAGATGAACCAATGGGACCTCGGAAGTGAGTCATTCGTGGATTACTTCATAGCGACCTTACACAACGAAGACAAAAACAAAAATAAGGAGGAATAAAAATGCCAAACCTGAACCAAAACGAAGCCAAAAACAACAACAGCCTGCACCCCGAAGTGCAAGAACGCCTCAAGTGGTGGGCTGAAAAGAACGGAAAGACAGAAGCGGAAGCGGAAGAAGCGTTTCTCGCTTTCCTCATGACCGAGATGGGTGTTGCCGCGCCCGATGATGAAGAGGATGACCTCATCATTGACGCCGCCGAAACCTTCGTCGTTGAACGACGAGTCATGAGCGGCGGTGGTGGCAAGTCAACTGAACTTGTCGGCTACTTCGTCGGTGTTGACCCCAAGTGCCGAGATGGACAAGAGCGCAAGCGCGCTCCTGCTGTTTCCGCCGCCATGAACGACCTTGACGGAGCAATCCAAGATGGTCTTGTGGCTCGCGCTTACACCGAGAACGGCGTGTGGATGCTTGAGAAGAAAGACGGACCTGTTGCCACCGAAGAGTCTGCGGACTCCGAACCGTGGTTCCTCTTCAAAGAGCATGGTCTGTCAATCGCCATCTTGCAGAACAACCCCGATTGGTCCCGCTACGGTGAGCCTATCACGCCTTACCGACACCAGCGCACCTACTACTTCCTCGGCAACGAGAAAGACAACTTCCTCAACGACCAGCGTGTGTTGCGCATCACCGTGACCAGCAAGGATGCTAACGATTGGTTCGTGCCTCAACTGTTCCAAGAAGGAACGCTCAAGGTTCGCCCTCAATCCGAGAATGTCAAACCCGAATGGGCTGACACCTACAACGCTTTCCCGATGCCTGCGGCTTTCACCTACGGCAACGACTTCGTGGAAGAAGAAGTTCGCTCAGTCATTCGCCCCGACCGCCTCATCCCAAGTCTTGACTCGCACATCAAGGACTTGTCAACCCTTGCCGAAGTCTTTGAGACGCGACAAGAGATTGTCCCCGGCTACAACCCTGTTGGACCTCTTGTCTTCGTGCGAGGAAAGGTCAGCGACATGCGAAAGGAAGCACGCGATTCAGAGTGGGACCCTGTTGGTCATGACTACTCCATGAGCCTGTCATCCTTTGACCTCATGCGCACCTTCAACGGTGGTCGCCGCCAAAACCTACCCTGCTACATCCACGGGTTGCTTGGCGATTCCGGTCATCCCTTTGATTACGCAACCGAAGAAGGTTGGAAGCCCTACGCTGTGAAGTCAACGGTCATCGTCTTTGGACGATTGAGCGTGCGCGTCACAGATGACGGACCCGAACCTGCCATCAAGACCTTCGGTGTTTACGCAGTCCCGCGCCTCGCCATCCCCGCTGGTGAAGGCGGCGACACATCCATCAGCCAATACGGAGAGTGAAAAACATGCCAAACCTAAACGATTTGAAGAAGCAAGCAGAAGAAGAAACCCCACAGGAAGCCCCTGCCTTTGACCCAACAACGGGCGAGTTCAACGAACCCGCCCCTCCGGTCAAGAAACCCATTGCGGCTTCCGTTTGGGACGAGATTGTGAACGCTGGCGACGAGGTTCCAACGAGTCAAATCTTCATGGGTCTAATCGGACCCGAAGGAGTTGGTAAGACGGGCATCGTCCTTGACAGCATGACTGACGAAGAAAAGGAGCGCGGAGATGTTATCTTCGTGTTGGACTTTGACGGTGGTGGACAGACTACTCGCGTCACACATCACCGACAGAACGCGAAAAACATTCGTTGCCTCAATCCCAATGTCATGTTTGAGCAAACAGACGCCGATGGTGACATTCGTGAAGCGATTGACTACCCTGCCACGCATCGCCGTGTCATGAAGATTGGACAAACGCTCGTTGATTGGGCGGCTAACCGTGGCGACCGACCTCGCCTCCACTCAGTCCTCATCACAGCGGTTGACCTTTGGGATGAAGTAGCCAAGAACTGCATGTTCATTGAAGACTTGGGGACAGCCCCCGACGGTATCGGTGCTAAGGTGAAGCCCCACGAGCAAGTTGGACTGCGCTTCAATTGGCAAATCCGCACCACGCGTTTCCATCAACTCACGACCATTGCAAGGACGCTCATGTCGCTCGGTGTCAATGTTTACTTTGAAACACACTTCAAGGAACTGCAAGACAAGTCGGGTGCTGTTGTTGGCAAGAAACCATCGTGGGAGAAGCACACGGCGAACTACCTCAACCAAATCCTTTACTTCCACAAGAGTAAGGTGCGCGGCGAAGATGGCTCCCCGACAGGTGAAACTCGCTACGATGTTGAGTTCGTCAAAATCAAAACCAATCCGAACCTGCTTGACCAGCGACGCACCATCATGGTGACGAAGAAGGACGAAGCACCTCAATGGTTTGGACTCCCCGAACTGCGAGAGGGTGGCATCTGATGACATGGAAACGCACAGGCGAACCAGCGCACAACAACGCTGAACAGCGTAGCGCGGAAGACCAGCCTACCTACGAGGCTAACCCTCATTGCACCGTTTGTAGTGGAACAGGCGAAATCATCATGGAACAACCCATCCGAAACTACGAGGGTGAGGCTGTTGATGTTGAGTTCATTCTCCATCCATGCGACTGCATTTTCAGTTTGTGGATGATGAAGCCCGATGACACTTGCAAACAATGCTGTGGCATAGGCGCAGTCCAAGAGCGCATGCTCGTTGACGGCGAGGAGGCGGTTTTCTTTTACGATTGCGTTTGCCTGCGCTATGTCAAAGGTGATGACAATGAAGAAACAAGAGGTGATTCACATTAAAGGAAAAAACAAGACGCGACTTTGCGGTTCAATTGGTGACTACGCTTGCGTAGGTGACGATGAAAAAATCCCGACCTGCCAGCGATGCATTGAGATACAGATGCGCGACGAAGGGGTGATGGTTTGACATTGGCTCAAGCCATTGTGTCCACAGACACGCTACTCGGTTTTCTTTCGGGATTCGGTGAAGGGGTTGATGACCTCTTCTGTGAAATCAAAGACATGAGTATCGCTGGCGCTGTTGATGTTGACACGCACTACTGCTACAAGAGCATCCCAACGCTGTTGGACAACACCATCACTTACCGAGCAGGGGAAGTTTACATCCCCTACCTCAGCAAGGTGTGTGCGTTCCTCAAGGCGGCGAAGGAGCCGAAGACGGTCATCCGACATGTCGGCGGCACATTCCATTTGAAGAACGGCAACGATGAGTTCAGCACTCCAACCTACACGGAGATTCTTTCACATCAGTCTGTTGCGCGAGCCAAGATGGCTATTGCGAGTGCGCAATCAAACGGTTGGAAGACTCTTGGTCGCGCTGAACTGTCATGCCACGGCACGCTCACCATGAGCGAACTGCATGGTCTTGAAGCGATGATGAAGGTCACGGCAAAGGACTCCCCTGTTCGCATTACCGTTGAAGAGAACGAGATGGTAGTGAGTGCTGGTAGCAGTCTTGGTGCGCGAATGAGCAGGCGTCTTGATGTTGACTGTCAACAGAACAGCACATCAGTTGAAACGGTGTTCTCGTCGGCTCTCCCTAAGTTGTTGAGAATCATGGGGAGTGGCAATGTTGAGTTCCACATCGGCAACCGAAGCGCGCTCGTTCTCATCCACCAAGATGTGAACGCAACGCTCATCCTCAAACACCAAGAGGGGGCTGACCAATGAGTAAAGAGTGCAAAATGTGTGCTGGCGAGGATGTTGAAGACCTTTCCAAATGCTGTGATGAGTGCCGCGCTGAGGTCAATTATCTTCTCAGTCAGCGAAGGGCGGGTGAATACTGATGATTGTTGACGCCATCCATCACGACGACGGACCACCTACACTTTACACACGGTGGCGCGACGGTGAAGGAAAGTTAGTTGAGAACAGGGTTCACGATTACTACCCTCACATGTTCATCCCATGCCACACATCGGAGTTCCGAATCAACACCATGCTCCGCTCATTCCCTACCGCGCGAATCCTCAAGGATGAAGTGTTTGAAGGGCTTGACGGAACCAAACTTTGGAAGGTGGAGGCTGACTCGTCTTACGACATTTTCAACATGTCCAAGAATTTCAGCGGCACTTACGAGGCCGATGTGTTTTACCAAGACCAATACCTCATCAACAATGTTGCTGAGATGCCCCGTTGGAAGCCACGCAAGTGGTGGTATGACATTGAGTGCGATACAGGTGATGACAACTTCACGACCGTTATCGCCGTCATTGACTCCGACCTTGATACACCCGTTGTTTTCGCATGGGCTGACGAGCGAACCAATTGCCCCTATCGTGATTACAATAACACTACAACTTCAAGAGAAGTCCGTGGTGAAAAATACACATTGTATCTCTATGGTTCCGAAAAAGACATGTATGACAATTTCATTTGGTTTCTCAATGAGCGCAACCCCGACATGATGATTGCTCACGCAGGAACATTCTTTGACATACCTCACATGATTGAACGCCTTGACAAGATTTACGGACAGGGTGGCGCGTCTAAGTTGAGTCCTCTCGGCATCATTCGCTACCCAAAGCGTGGAGAGCGCTACCGATACGATGCTCAACCCATCGCTGGTCGCTGGCAGTTTGACACCGCCGCTCCCGAAGGAAGCGGCACAGGCTTTGAGCGTGTGTGGAAGGATAGTGGTGGCGGTCAACTGCCCAACCTCAAGTTGAACACCATCGCTGAAACGCTTGGACTCGGCTCAAAACTCACCGAAGAGATTGACGGCATGACCGTTCACAATGGCTGGTATGAGTATTGGGAGGAGTTCGTGGACTACTGTTTGCTTGACACCGTTCTGCTACGGGGCATTGATGAGGCTCGCAATGTCACGGACTTCTTCGTGGAAATGGTGCGCTTGACGGGCGTGTCGCTGAGTTCCGTATCCAATGTCACGAACTTTGCGCGTGGCTTGATTTCCCGACGAACGGGTAAGAAAGCGCCATCCCGATACCAAGCACAGCGCGACGACTTGAAGGGCGCTGAGTTCATCAAGAAGGACAACGGACTTTACGAGAATGTTGCAGTCCTTGACTACAAGGGGCTGTATCCATCGTTGATGACAGGCTACAATCTTTGCTGGACAACCAAGCGCGACGGACCCGGTGATGGCGTTCTTGCGATGGAGAACGGAACCTATTGGGACCAAACCAAGAAGGGCATCCTTCCCGAAATCGTTGACTACCTCTTTGCATACCGTGATGTTTGCAAAAGGAACATGCGCGACGCTGAGACGAAGGAGATACGAGCGGCTTGGAACACCACGCAACTCGCAGTCAAGCGCGTCATGGCGTCGCTGTATGGCATGACGGCTCACGCTGGCTACGGTTGGTCGGACATGGACATTGCTGAAACCATCCTCTCCGAAGGCCGCCGATGCATAGCCTTGCTTGACACCGTGGCTACCAACATGGGCTACAATGTCATTTACGGCTTCACCGATTCAGCATTCATCCAAGTCCCGCTTGAAGATGCTGAACACTTGGCGAAGCGCGTAACTGAGGTTGTTCAAGAACAGACGGGTAACAAGAAACTGATTGCTGAACTTGAGGCTTACATGGATTATTGGTATCTTGAAACCTACAATCGCTATGCTGGTATCGTGTCTTACCCCGAAGCCGACAAAGGCAAATGGAAGAACGCTCAACTGATGAAGGGGAGTGGTAAAGCACCAATCAGCAAGAAGGCTGAGAAGACCGTTCTTGAACTCGTCTGCACAGGAGCCTCCGAAGGTGATGTGCGCAACGCTGTTCTTGACATGGTGATGCCTCTCCGTCGTGGCGAATACAACTTGAAGGAAATCACACAATCCACACGGGTTGGCGTGTTCCCCTCAAAAACGCCTGCCGCGCAAGGAGCGCAATACTTCAACAAACACATCGTCAAAGACGACCGCGACGCATTTGTCAAAGGCAATTCAGTTGCGTGGGTGTATGTGGCTCACTCTCCTAACGGGCTACCACCTACCAAGTATGCCGCGTATCGCGAAGAAAAGGACTTGGAAGGGTTTGAGATTGACCGTAAAGCAGTCATTGAAAAACTCGTTCAAAACAAAATCAAAGAAATCTTCAAGGTCTTGGGTTGGGACCTTGAAGCCGCTATGGGAGAACCCCGACCCGCAACATATTGGTGAGAAAAATGACCGACAAAAACGAAAAACGAATTGAGAAACTTGAAGAAAAAATCGCTGAACTTGAAGAGGCGAACAGGCTGTTGAGGGAAGACCTCTCCGACAAAGAGAATGCCATCAACGGATTGGGTGATGACCTTGACATGGTGTTGGCTGACGGCAATGTGGTCAAATTGGCCCGCGCTGTTTGTGAATTGCAGGAGGAACTGCGACGCAAGTTCCCCGACCTGTATTTCATCAACAACATTGACGCCCCAACAAAGGTGGGACAGTCATGAAGGTGACCATCACCTACTTTGAGACAGGGACCAAAACCATCAAGGATGTAACGGGCGACCTCTTCTTTGGTGACGCGCTACTGAATGATTACTTGGGAGTGAAAGGAGACGGAGGCTACACGCTTGTCCCTTCTGCCACCGTTGTGAAAATTCACACGAACGAACTTGACGAGGAATTGTTCATGGTGAATACAGATAGCGTGAAGCGCTCCAAGCAGTTGGCGTTGCGCAACATGGAAAATGAGATGGACCGAGAAGATGCAGGAGGGCGACCGTTTCATGGTTAAAATCTATGATGACGGGTCATCCTATGCTTGGACGCCCAAGATGGGTGAAGAAGGCATTGTAATTCGCATCAGCAAATCAACAGCAGGCTCGCTTGGGTGGTGCGCGCAACAGATGTGGTTGCAACAGAACTACCCAAAGCCGCAAGGTTTGGTCAAGCACCTCGTTGTTGGCGATGATGTTCACAACGGTTTGGACCTGTTTTACCAAGCGTTTGAGAAGAACCATCGCACGCAGTCGCTCAATCAAATGATTGAGAAGAAGGCTGACTTGACACAATACCTCACCAAGATGATTCCTTCGCCACAAACAATCATGGACAACCGACGCGTTGAAAACAAGGACTTTCCGTTTTACCATGAGGATTACTACCGCAACATGAAATGGCTCATGGAGTTTGAGAACGCGCGAATGAAGATGAATCCCAAGAATCCTTTGCCGCTCGCGAATGAGGTTCGCCTTGAACTTCGTCTTGACATGGACATTGGTGGCTATGGGAAAATCCCTGTTCAGTTCGTCGGCATCATTGACCGAGTGTTTGAGGCTCCCGATGGGGGCTTGATGCTTTACGAGTTGAAGACAGGCAAATGGAAGGATTACAAGATGGGTGACATGCGAAAAGAGATGGCTTACTACAAGTTCTTGATTGACAATTGCGATAGCGCGTATCTGCAAGAACGCGGTATTGACAGACCTGTAACCCATTGGGGTTGGCGATACTCAGCCGCAGACCATTGGACGATTGAGGAGACAAAACCATCCAGCGAAAGGGCGATGATGAACGGTTTGAAGAAACTTATCAAGATGTATCTTGACCAAAACTTCCCCATCGCCAAAGACGGTTACAACTTTTCACCATGCTCCTACTGCGAGTATCTTGAACTGTGTCCGAAATATGCAATACAGGTGAGCGAATGAGTGGAAGACCGTGTGAATTGTGTGGATGGGACAAAGGCGGCATTGCTATGCGTTATTCAAAGCGCGCCGCCTGTCTCTCTTGTATTGACAAACTGCTTGAGTTCGCTGTGACTGCTGAAATGAGGTTTGACAATGAAGCCGCTTAAGTTTGATTTCCCGAAAGAAGTGGGGTTGTTCCGAAAAATTGTTCACAACCAATCCGAGTTTGAACGCTATTGGAAGAGTCTTGAAAACGCTCAATGCGCTTACATGTCAGTCTATGGCTTCCGAGCATTGAAGCCCAACGGACGACGCGCGGAATACAATACCGCTGTTGTTAGCAACTTCGTGTTGGACTTTGACAAGAAGTATCGCAAGGGTAGCAACATGATTGAGGTTGAAGGCGACGAAGTTGTTGAGCAAGTCCGACGCCTCCACTCTTCACTCTTGGAGCAAAACATCAATCACGGTGTTTGGTTCAGCGGCAACGGATTTCACATTTGGATTTCACTTGAGAAAACGCACTTGCCATCCAGCGGTGCGCAAGTTTCTCACATCAAAGCGGCAGGTAAGAAGGTCATCAACAAGTGGAAGAAGGACATGGAACTCTATTGCATGGACCCGACTGTGCCGTTTGACATGGCGCGAGTCATCCGCATCCCCAACTCCTACAACGCCAAGCAACATGTGCTTCGTTGGAGCATCCCTCTTGAAAGTGAAGAGTTGCTTACATTGTCATGGGATGAGATTTGCAAGTTGGCTCAAGAGCCGCGCAACACCGCTTACTTCTATGGTGAGAAAGGCGTTTACCTCCCTGTCAAGCAAGTGCGTGAAAGTCAATTCAAGGTGACGGGCGAGCCTGTTGACTTTGAAACGGTGAGCATGGGGAGCATCAAGATTCTCCCCTGCCTCATGGAATCAGCCTGTCAAGTTGGAAGCAACCCTCCACACATCAGCCGCGCGAGTTTGGCAATTTACCTTGCTTCGCGATTGCGCAACTTCCTCCCTGTCCAACGCACCACGGTGCAGATGAGAGAGAAGCATATCCTCACCATGCACGACTTCATCAAGCAACTCCAATGGGCTGACTACAACCCATCGGTGACTGAGTATCAAATCCGTTCAATCGTTGACGGTGGCTACATGGAGCGATGCGAGAGTCTCATCGGCAAAGGTCTGTGCATCGGACGATGCCAATTGTGGGATGGCACAGGCGAACATCAAGATGCCACGGAAACGATTCAACTCTCACCTCAAGAAGTCAACGAGGTTTACAGCATAGCCAAAAGAGAGGTTGAGAAGCACAAGGAGCGCGTAGGAGATTATTCACACAACAATGTGTCATCAACATTCATTGGTCTAAAAGCAGAAGCGGCTGTTGGATTTTACTTATCGCGCCACTTTGATGTTCAAAAAGGAAAGGGGGATTTGCAAGTCAACAACATCCCCATTGAAGTCAAAACTGTGACCGAGGATGATTGGAACAAATTGGGGAGAATGATACCGCCTCATCAACTCAACAAATACATTGCTAACAAAGCAATCATCGTTTGGGCTACGGTCAATTCCTACAATCACATGGACTACAATGTTAATCTCAAAGGATGGAACAATGCTTACGAAATCAAATCCAAAGGGACGCCTATCAAGACAATTTGCGAGAACATTTGGTTGAAGAACGAGAAGGACATGAAGGAAATCACGACAATCTATTCTGCTTTGAGGGTGATTAGATGAAACTCGCCGAAGGCTACATCTTTCTGACCCGCCCTCAAAACCGCAGTCATGAGCAAATTCTGCACATCATTCATGAGAGTTCAGAAAAGCGTGACCCATGTTTGTGTGGTGCTGTTTTGCTCGGCGTCAACAAATGGAGTGTCGTTGAGAATATAGACGACACTCGTGTAAGTAAACGCTGTAAGCAAGCCCACGAGAAAATGATGAGATTGAAGAGGTGGTCCTTTTGAAACCTGCACTCATCATTGACACAAACGAGCGCGGCTCGCTTGTTTCAGCGGTTGAGCGACGAGCCAAGTCTCGTTCACCACGCATTAGCGTTGCGCGAGAAAACCTCGTCAACGGTGATTACAAATGCGGTGATTGGCTGATTGAAGCCAAGAGCGTTGATGACCTCTTTTCATCAATGAGAAGTGGACACCTCATGCGTCAGTTGGATAACATGGACGCGAATGATGGAAACTACGGTTTGGTCATTTGGGGTGAAATTGGCGGATATGTAGCGCGCGCTCGTGAGCGTGGCTCAACCATCACAGCAAGTCAAGCCCTCAAACAAATGACAGGATTCCTCGGTCGTGTCGTAGCCGACTTCGGTTGCCTCATTTACCGAGCGCCCAATGTAGGGGAAGCATCGGCTTTCATGGTCGCCCTGCATGAAAAGACCTACAAAAAAGCAAGTCGCCACGGAGCGCAAGCAGTCCGCCGAGTTAGCACAAACGATGTGCGCGCTGACATGCTTTTGACAATCCCCGGCATCGGACCCGAAATGGTTGATGCTATCCTTGACGCGTGTGGCTCAATTGAAGAAGCCACATGCGGAGAGTGCCTGCGCGATGTCCCCCGCATGGGAAAGGTGTTGCGCAACCGAGTCATTGAAGTTCTAACCAGCGAAGACGCAGTTCGCGTTGAGAGGTGAAGAAGTTGTTCAAGACTTTATATACACTCAACAATTATCTTTATGATAGTATAGCGATAATTGATAAAATGAGAAATGGTTATAGGGTGACCACCATACCCGAAGAGTCATCCGCCCCCCAAAATAGGAGAGAAGAAACATGCCCCAAAGAATGTGGAACCAATACACAGCAGTAAAAGAATACCCAATGATGAAGGAATACCTTGAGCGGTTTAGGACCACTTCGTTTTTCAACGAGGTCCCCGGACTCATCTCCTTCTTCTATTTGCAAGGACAAGCCCTTGTGGACTATGTGCGAATACCCGTATGGGCGAGCGCGCTGGACCCCCGAATCCATGTATTTTGGATTCAACCGACGCGTTCGGGTAAGACCATCGCGTGGGAGTTCACAGGCGAAGTTGCGGAGAAGGCTGGACTGAACACCGACATGTTCACCAGCGGAACAGACAGCGCGCTAATCGGGTCAATTGACTCAATCAGCGACGGCGAAGGTGGATACGAAACCGTTGAGAAGGAAGGCTTGCTTGGAGGCAAGAAGTGTTTGAACTTTGATGAAGGTTCAATCCTCTTGCAGTCCAACCCAAAGCAATTCTTCTCCGAAGTTATCCTTTATCTTCAACAGGCAATGAACCCTGTCGGGAGCCACAGCAACACCTTGACCAAGCACATGAAGAACGGTAAGGTTGAAACTGAATCGCGCGTATCGTTTTGGATTACCTCTTTCCCACCGAGCGGTGTGAAGGAATATGTCTTGACGAAGGGTCTGTTCCAGCGTGTTCTTTTGCTTTACCGACCGTGGAGCGACGACATGCGACAGATGGTGTCCGAGCGAAGAATGGCTGGTGTCTTCAAGAACAAGTTGACCGAAGTGCAAAGCCTTGACGACATTGCATTGCACTTTTCGGGCATTGCTGAGAAGACGCGACAGCGACTTCTTTTGTTGAGTAACACCACCGATGAAGAGTGGGACGCGCTATCCCCTGCTGGCAAGGAGGACATTGCTCGTGCTTGTATGCATGAGATGTTCACCATTGACCCATCCTTTGAGCCACAGATTCTTTCATCCGTTGAGGAATACTACACGCTGGTTCGCGGTATGGAGAAGCACCTGTCCGATGTTGTCTGTTCGTTCATTCCAAACATTCTCAACTACACCGTTCTTTTTGCAACACATCTTGCATTGATGAGAGTGATGCGCGACGACATTCCTCACGACGCTGAGTGGAAGGTCACGGGTGATGATGTTGAAGTCGCTACTGAGATGCTTTACGACATTTACGAACAACTCGTCCTTTGGCTTGAGTCCGAGGTTGAGGTTGGTGCAAAAGCCGCTGAGAAGGTTGCTCGCCGAGACGAGTGGAACAACGCGTTCAAGGCTTGTAAAACGACTGAGATTGAAGGCAAGGGCGAAGGATGGGTTCTCAAGAACAACCTGTTTGAGCGATACGCCAACCAACTTGGTAAGAGTAAGCCTACGGTTTACAAGCGGTTCAAGGATGTGGAAGGTCTTTTCAACACATTCCGTGTGGGCAACGCTGTCTATGTCCGATTCAAGGAGGAATGAGTGTTGAGCAAAGTAATGGCGATTGACATTGAAACCAGCAACTACTCGCACGAGATTGGCGGTTGGGGGAAGACGCACATGTTTGACCCTACCGTTGTCGCCACATGGGATGGTGAGGAAGCGCATGTGTTCAGCAAAGCCGACGAGGTGATTGTAGCAGGCGCGCATGTGCATCCTCTTCACCCTCGTGACCTCGGCGAACATCTCAAGAAGCATGTTGACGAGGGTGGTATCATTGTCGGACACAACATCCGAGGTTTTGACCTACCTGTTCTCCGAGACGCGCTGGACATGCACTATGCTGGCGTTCTTCTTAACAAGAAGGAATCACTCGTTGATACCTCATGGGCTGTGCGAGAAGCATGCGGGAAGAGTCATCATCTTGACTCCCTGTGCAAGCACACGCTCGGCAAAGGAAAAGAAATCATGGACTCAGCAGACGCGCCCGTAGCATGGCGTGAAGGGCGCTACGCTGAGGTAATCAAATACTGCATCGCAGACTGCAAACTCAATTATGACCTGTTCCTACACGGAAGGAACGAAGGCTTCGTGAAGAGCCGTAATGAAGAAACAGGCATGATTGAAGAATACCAAATAGGATGGTGACCCCAATGACCGAAGAAAGGAAAACAGGAAGAGAAGCCCAAATGAGCAACATACGAGCCGCTGTGCAGGTGGCTGAAACCGTAAGGTCCACACTCGGACCCGCGGGTATGGACAAGATGCTTGTTGATGAACGAGGAGAAACAATCGTGACCAACGATGGTATCACGATTTTGCGAGAACTTGACACGGCGCACCCCGGCGCGCAAATGATGGTTCAAGCGAGTCAAACCCAAGAAGAAGTGTGCAAGGATGGAACGACGAGCGTTGTCGTTCTTGCCGGTCAAATGCTGGCGTTGAGCGAAGGATTGCTCATGCGCGGCATTCATCCACAAACAATCGTGCGCGCCTTCAACAAAGCATCCAAGATTGCTCTTAAGAACATGCCCGAAGCGGCGACCGACATTGGCATTGACCATGTAGCCGCAACTGCATTGCGCGGCAAAGCATCCGAGTCAGCGCTTGGATTTGCCGCTCAACTCGTTGAGAATGCCGCGCTTACAACCAACGGCGACCTTGACCGCGTTCGCACGCTCACTCAAGCAGGCGGAGACATGAATGACTCCTACATCCACAACGGTCTTGTTCTCAACAAGACCTTCGTGAACCCCGACTTCAACGGTAAAGATGACCCGCGCATCTTACTCCTTGATGGAGGGCTTGATGGATTCAACTACGAAGATGTGCAGATGCAAATCAGCGACCCTGCTCAACTTGACCAAATCCGACAACAGGAGATGCAAATCCTCAGTAATGTTTCACAGGTCATCGGCGAGATGTGCGATATTCTCATCGTGCGAGATGGCGTGCATGAGGCTGTCGCAAAATACCTTGAGGCTCAAAACATTGGTGTTGTCAGCCGCGTTCAGCAAAGCGACATGGACGGTGTTGCTCGCATCACAGGCATCCCTATTTACCACCGCATCACCGAAGTTCCCGAAGAAGCAAACCTGCGCATTCAAGGGACGGTTGAGTCTTTGAGAATCGGCGACTTGGACTATGTGTCGGTTGAATCAAAGGAAAGCGACACCATCACAATGGTCGTCCGTGGCGCTACGCGACAGACGCTTGATGAATACGAGCGCGCGTTTGATGATGCTCTTGGTGTAGCCTGCCTTTACTTGAAGGACAAGCGGCTCTATGCTGGTGGAGGCGCAGTTCTCTCCAAGTTGGCGATGGCCGTCCGCAAGCACGCTACCGATGAAACGGGACTCAGCGCTCGTGAGCGTATGTGCATGGAGGCGTTCGCTGACTCTCTTGAAATCATCCCTGCGGCTATCGCCAGCAACGCTGGTATGGACGCTCTTGATGTTGTCATGGAGTTGCGTTCCGTCGCTGATGACCACGGGCTTTTCATTGACTTTGCAGGCGAAGGTAAGATTTGCAAGACAGGTGAGATGGGCGTGTGGGAACCTGCCGCGCTTGTTGAACAAATTGTCAAGTCTTCAACAGAAGTCGCTTGCTCCATTCTGCGCATTGACGACATTATTGCGAGGCGCGGTCAATGATTGAGTCGGTATGGCACATCTTGATTCTCTTTGGACTCATTGAGGTAGCCTACCAAGTGACTAACTTTGTCGTGAAGAAGTTGAACAACATCCCTATTCCGAACTCAAAGGAAGAGGAATGAATCAAATCACATAGGCGCGTCCGCAGTCGTAAGGGTGCATGATGCCACCTTGCGGGTGCATGTTGACTTCGGTTCCTGCTCGGATAAATTGCCCACACACCTTGCAGTTGCCGTCGTATTTGGAACGGAAGCCCTTGAGCAAGCGCATGGCTATGTCCATCGGCTCACCGTGATACATCATGTCGTTCTGTTGATTGATTTGTTGTTGTTCTCTTATGATGCAAGCGGAACATACCGACGCACCCAATTGTTGGTTTGACACCGCCGCTTCTTGTCCGCTCATCGGAGCGTTGCATAACTCACACTCAGCAGATTGACCGAAGAGGTTCATCTGCGGTGACTTCACGATGCGCACCATCTTGAGCGTGGAGCCTACGGATGGATGAGAGCGCGCCCTGTTCGTGTGAGGGTCTTCGGGAACGATTGTCCCTCTCTTCGTGTGGCTCATGTCTTTGCCACCTTTACCAGCCACCCCACGCTTGCGACGCTCCCTTTCTAACTCCCTGCGGTATTTCTTGCGCGCGGGTGAAGATTCGTATTCGGTTTCGTATTTGCGCTTATGCTCAATGGCGGCGGGTGACTTGGCTTCTTTACGCAGACCAAGACCTCTCGTGCCATGCAACGGATTCCTACGGCGAAGTTGCGCTAATCTTTGTTCCCGCTTCCTTCGCTCCCGCTCCAGCCTCTTATTCAAATCTCGCTGAAAGCGGGGATGGTCAGCGGCGCTACGGCGGCGCACGACAATGTTGCGCTTATCGGGCATCTCGTCGCCGGGGACCATGCGCCCAACCTTCTGCTTCGTGCCTACGGGTTCCCACGAACGAACGCCTACATCAAGAAATCGTCCCTCATCATCGCTCCGATGAGGAGCCGCACCGTGTTGAACGGATGCATCTTTGCCGGGAAATGCCCAAAACTCCTTTGGGTATTGCCCCTGTAAGTATTGTTTGTAATGCTGAGGATGTTGCGCGCTTGCCATTTGAACAGGCGGCACGCCTTCGTATCCCGTGGTGTAATCAAGCGACGGGTCAAACTGAGGTAAACTCGTTTGATACTTGAGAATCTCCCACCACAGGTCGCTCATGTGCGCACCTCAAGGAGCAGGGCGAGGCATTCGTTGGATGTGCGGGTCGGCTCCGAAGTCCCCTTCATCCATATATTCACTTGTGTCGCGCTTAGAACGCTCGCGAGCGAAGTCGTGGTGTTCTTGCATAGTTTCTCCACCAACCTTCTTTCTTGCGAATCGTGGTTTATTCAACTTTTCAGCAAAGCGCGAAGTGTTTTCATCAGCCATCATTTCGGGAGCGGCGACACCTCGTCTCTTCCCTCCTTGATATTCCAACGAGTCTTCAAGCGCGCGTGCTTGTTGAGCGTAGTTCATCGCCGCAGGTGGAACCGAATCGCCACTCATGTCAGTCATGTCGGGGTTGCCCTTCAACAAAGCCCACGCCGCGTCCATGACATTCATCGGGTCGTCAAAGGAAGTCTGCATTCGGAACGGGCGGATGGTTTGCTCTTCGCCTTGACCTGCGCGTGTTGAACGAGGGTCGTTGAGTTCTCTTGGGTTAGCAGTATCTTTCTTTGGTGTAGTTGCACCGATGCTCCTCGCGTCAAATCCTACATTCGGGTCTTCGTCTTCGTCGGGTGAACCTGCGCGGAAGCCGGGTGGAGCGTTGGGTTTTGTGAAAACGGTTGACGGCGTGGTGTCGGGTCCGCTACTGCCTTCTCTAAATTCTTCTTCAATGTCTTGGCGATTTTGGTCACTCACCGTTCCGCGTCCTAATTGCTGTAAAGCCGACTGCATTGGGTTGCGATGGTGGCTATACAGCCGCTCGTAAAATTCCAATGCGCGTTGTTCTTCGTCCGAACCTTGAGGCAATTCATCTTTGATTCCCACTTCGCCCCGCGCTGTTCCTGCCACATCGGGTTGATTATACGCCATGCCTCGTCGTTGGTAAAGACGACTACCGCCCGGAAAACCTTGACCGCGACCACCCTCGCCGCGTTCACGGTCAAACATTGTTATCTTTCGCCGACCGCCTTTTTTGTCCTCAACCCTGCGGTCTTGCGCGTCAGCGTCCATTTCCTCTTCTTCATCTTCGCCCCTCATGTCAAATGGGTTCCCGTGTTCTGCGAAGATTTCGTCGTAAGATTGAGCGGGACCGTCGTGGGTGGTCGTATTCCGCTCCCTACTTTGCCTGCTTGGTCGCGGTTTGCCCCTCCCCAATTTGTCAATTAACTCGTTGAATGTGTTTCTCGTTATTTGATTCATGGGGATTTTGTTGACTGCGCGCTTCCATTGATTTTCATCAATGCCTTGATTTCTCAACATCCCCTTGAATTTGCTGGTGTTGAGCAGATTTTCACGCATTTGTTTTGCTCGGTTCTCTCTTCGTTGCCGACCTTCAATGGCTGTCTTTTTTGCCGCACCAAAGCGCTTCTCAGCCAACTCATCAAGCATTGCTTGAACATCAATGTCAGCGCCTTTTTCTTTGAGATAGTCTTCAAAATCCATATTGTGTCGCCTTCGGAATTCTCCGTGGAACTCGTCGGGGTCAATCTTACGCTTGCCAAGAATGTCGTCAATGTTAAGGCGACCGCTTCGTAGTCGGTTGAGCAACTTTGAGCGTCCTGCGAGTTTTGCATCGTCGCTCCCGCGTCCGAAGGATTTCTTCATGCTATCCTTCGGTTTAGCGCCCATGCCGATGACAATCACCATGCCGCCCTTCTTCTTCGGCTTCTCAAGATTCTCTCCCTTTGCCATCATGCCACCCCATGTTCTTTGAATTTCGGTTTCTCAAGTCGTGATTCGCGCCACAATCGCGAACAAAGTGGACACTCCCACACAAGGACACGCGAATCCCTATCATTAACATACCGGCCTTCAAGACGCTTCGCGAGAACATTTTCAAAGCAACCCGGACACTTTTGTGATAAGCGCGCTTTCAGTTTCCCCAAAACTTCCACCACCGTTTTTTGAAAATGCTGTTGGTCACAACCTGTTGTTCCATCACATCGCGCACATAGTCATCAAGCCATTTGTCCATATTATCACATCAAGGAATCGGACCCGGTGTGTAAGTCGGGTTATTGAGATGCGCCGCTATCCTGTCTAACGCATCGGCTACTGTTGCTGGTGGCGCGCCCGCCCAATTAGCAGGGTTGAGTGCATTGTAAACATCCGCCGCCGCGTCTGTTGTATCTGTCGTTGAATATGCTTGGTCGCTGAGGTTCGTTGCGGCAACGAGGTCACCGTTGGAGTCAGCCACAAGAACGGCTGATGTTGCACCCGTCTGTCGTATTGTGCCATTCACATGCAACCGTTGTGCAGGAGTGCTTGTTCCAATTCCCACTTTATCGGCGCTACCGTCAACAAACAAAGCGTGAGTCAAGGTGTCGCTTTCAACGCGAAAATCTGCGCTATCTCCATTCTCGTTGAAGGTTGCACCGCCGTAATGTGTCAACACTTTGGTGTCGGCTTGAAGGCGAAAAGCCTCAGTTGAGGAACCCGGCTCAAGAATTTGGAAGCGCGCTGTTCCACCGCTGTTTGCGCTTCGGAAAAAGCGAATAGTTTGCGCTCCTGTTCCGGTTGATACAGGTTCAAAGTCTTGAATGGTTGATTCATCGGTGGTAGCATTCACTACTCTCAGCGCACCGTAGTTGTCGGCAAAACCGATAAGAGTGGTGTAGCCACTTTCGCCTGTTTCTTGAACACGGATTTCGGGATTATTTGCGCCATACACATGCAGTTCAGCGGCAGGGGTGGCGGTGTTGACACCCACTTGGTCAGTTGATACATCAACGAAAAGGGTGTTGGTGTCAACGGCCAAATCACCTGCAACGGTCACCTCACCCGTGAGGGCGAGGTCACTCTCACCTTCAACGGCGGTAATTGCATCGTCGTCCGTGTAGGATGAACCGCCCGTCCCATCAGCGGCGGCGGTAATCCTACCCTGCGCGTCAACGGTAATGTCGGCGTTGGTGTAAGAGCCAGCGGTGACGGCGGTGTTAGCGAGTGAAACAGTTCCCGTAGCGGTAATCGGACCACCCGTCAAACCTGTTCCCGTAGCAACACTCGTGACAGTTCCAGCGTTTGCGGTCGCCCCATCTGCTACATTGAGTAGCGTCTGCACTTCTGTTTTCGTAATACCTGTTGCAAAGACAGGCGCACCCGCGCTAATCTCAATTGCGGGGTCGGGTAGCCCGATGATGGCTGATTGGTAATCGCACCGAATCCACACGCTTCCTTCGTAAACGAATGTAGCGCGGTGTCCCGATGAGAGGGTTGAGTTCAACCCCGCTGGTGAGGATTGATTGTCAAAGGTGATGGAGCCGTCACCCTCGTTGCACACCTCAATCATGTGACCTTCGGGGAACTTGTAATTCGCGCTTGCATCCCTTTCGGGATTGAGTGTGATGGTCACGCCGCTGTTGGGTGAGAGCATGAAGAAGGAATCTCCATCAGCCGTCACCGTCCAAGTGCCACTTGTCGCGAGCGCGGTGCTGGTTGCATCAACACCCATACCTTGCAGACGGACGGAGTAATGTCCCGTCTGCTCATTGTTGCGCCCTGCAAAATAGAACGAGTCAGCCGCATGCCCCCCTCCACGGTCTGCGCCGCGTGATGGTCCTTGACCGTAGCCTGCGTCGCTGGACGAAGGTGGAGATTGACTGAATGAGCCGTAGCGCGGATGACTCACCCAATGCGCATTGACGGTATCGGAGGTTGTCAGTTCGCCATTCTCATTGTGGACAGCGTTGAGGTGCGCAATGGTATTGATACCCTCAGCGCCGCCGTCGGCGATTTCTCCGCTACTGATAGTGCCAACGGAAAGAGGCACGCGGTAGTCAGCCGCTCCACCTACGAAAACGCGCTTGTCGTTGATTTCGGTGATGTTGAGGTTGTTGCTACCTCCACCCGTGGATACGAATTGAACGCGCACATGGGCAAGCACGACGGCTTTCATGTTGTCTTGCGTTGCGCCCGTGTCGTAGTCAATGAGGTATTGGTTGGACGCGGATGGGTAAAGTCCCGTTGTCGTGTCAACAGGGCTACCGCCTTCATAGTGGACCTTGCTGTTGCCACCGCTTGGTGCGACATAGATGGTGTAAATCGCTTCTTCGTTTGCCGACAATTGAAGCGCGCCTGTCCCATGACTCCCATCGTTGAGGTCAAGCGTGATGGTGTTACCAACACCCCCACCGAACTCGTAAAGCGCACCGTCAAGCACAACAAAGCCGCCGCTCACCGTGAGCGTGCTGGATGAGGCGCGCACCATTGACGCAGGTTGATTGCCGCTGTTGGTTTCGTTGCGCGTGGAGCCGTAGGCTCCGTCTTGGTATCGGAGGATGCCGTTGCCCTGCACGCCTTGAATCAAGTTGGTGAGCGTAGCGGGAGAGAGCGAGTCTCCATCTCGTAGTCCGTCTTCGCCGAGCGTGTTCTGCGCGGCTGTGTGTCCAGCGATATTGTCAGTCGTCATGTTTCAACATCCTCCATGCTATATCCATTGGATTGCTCCTTACAAAAAGGGGATGACTTGCGCCTGCTATGTTCAACCCTGTGTTTGTTGGTTGCCCTCCCATCTCGCGCATGTAAACAGAAGGCAATCGGTGACGAAGGGCGGGGTCTGTGCTTGCAATTTCTTCATCGGATACGATAGGAGTTCTCGTCATCTTCACTTCTCCATCACGCCTAAATCCTTGTCTGTAAGGGTCCCTTATGTCTCCATCACCACCCATCACCGCCATGTTCCCATGCGGCATTGCGTTTTCAACATCGTAGTCTTTTCTGTGTTGTTCTTCGCGAGTGTCAAAAACAGTCATGGCTCGCGCGCCTTTACCGTCCTCGCCGGGGTGGTGAGTCGGCTCAACCGAGCCTGTTCCTTTACAAGTGAAGCAAGTAATCTCGTCGTAGTCTGTGCCACCTTCTCCGTCAAATGGACCCTCAAAGAATACCCCCTGTCCTCCACATTGAGGACACGCGTATTCCTTGTCAAGAGGGTCTTCAAAAGTCATGTTTCAGCATCCTCCACGCTATGTCCATTGGGTTGCCGCGCCGAAAAATCTCCGCCGCGGGATTTTTCGTTGGTGTTCCTGTGCCAGCAAAACGCATGTAACCAAACGACGGTTGACCATGTTTGTCGGTTTGACCAAAAATTGGCGCACCTTGAGGCTTCCCCACATCAATACCGAATTTATTTTGCGCTTGTCCCAATATGCTATCGGGGTGATGCTCTTTTTCAGCGACGAGTTCGCCCAAAAATTCCGGCTCAATATCCATCCTGTCGTCGTTGTCGGTGTCTTGCGGATGACGCACTTCATCGGGGTGAAAACCTGTTCCTCCACAGGACATGCAATGTATTTTGCGCCCATTGTGCATTCCATGACCGCCACTACCATTGCATTGTTCACAAGCCATGTAATCGTCAACCATCATGCCACCTCCAATATGAATGAGAAGCGCACCTCATTCTGTGCGTTCTTTGTAAACGAGTTAATGTCCGCGCGATACACAGGAATGAACTCGCCTGTGGATGCGTCTTTGTATTGAATGTAAACCTCTTGAATCGGCTTGGTAAAAACATAGGATGCGTTGAAGGAGCCTTCAACGAGCAGGCTGGTGTCGTCAATGACTTGCACGCGCGGCACAACTCGTGCCAGCGTTCGCGCACCGCCATCGTCGGAGGTCGCGACTGTTCCGTCGCTCCCAATGTGCAACTCGTTGACAAGCGTAGCAAGGTGTTCAACCAAGCGTCTTTTGACAGCGTTAAGCATTGGCATCAAATCTTCCTCCGTATCTTTCGTCCCTTGACTGTCCTCATTTCATGTGCGCGTGGGCGTAGCATTCGCAACTCCGAGATGGTTGACGGTATGGTCGCTCCGCTAATCAGCGTTGCGCCCGTGAAGGTAGTTGCTGTTTTTGCGCTGTAAGAAACAAGCGTTTGGTCATCAAGGATGAGGTGTCCGCTGTCAGCGAATCCGTCGGTGCTGGTCACGGTGATGGTTCCGCTACTGTGTGTTGCGCTAATGCGTCGTGTGATGCCAAAGCCGAGTGCTGACCTGCCTGCGCCATAGCCTGCGTTCCTGTGTCCTAAAAGGAAGCCTGCGTGAATATCGGGGGAGGTGTTGCCACCGCTTGTCTTTGTTCGCGCCAGCGTGCTGATGACGGGTTTGACCGTAAGCACCCCTGTGACGCGCAAATCAGCATTGCCAACTCCACTCTTGTTGACTTTGACGATTTGGAAAGAGCGGTCGGTTTCATTCTCCTCCTCACTATTGTCAGCATCGTCGCCAAACCCTGTCAGCACAGATTCAAGCCCCGCTTCGTAAGAAATCATTTGGAAGTTTGATTCTCCGCTGGATGAGTGGTTGACCTCAATAAGCGCTTGACGCACATCCCCTATGGCTGAATTGTATTCAACAATGTCAGCAGGCTCCAAGTCCCACGACAGCGTGTGTCTGTTGGACACCAACGCTCCCTGCGCTTTCTTGTTCAAACGCAATGCTTGACTTGCAGACTTGCGCGCAGTTGATTCGTTGTTTGCGGTTGGGTCAAACACCGTCATTTGTTTGATGGAGCCAAGTTTCTTTTGCGACTCAGCGTCGTCCACCTGCGCGCTGATTGTGTCGTTGACTGCGATGCCTCTTCCCTTTACCGTGACGCGATTTGCAACATCCACGATGGGGTCAACGCTGGTGTCGCCGACGCCCCGCTGAACGCCCAACTTTCGGTCTTTGACTTTGAACACCTTCGGTGCGTAAGTGAAATTGCCGAATCGGTCGTAATACATGATGAAGTGGTCGTGTCGCGCAACGGAACGAACAGCGCTTGGGACGACGAGCGATTGGAAGTTCTTGGCGACGAACAGCGTGCTTGTCCCCTTTGTGCTAACGCTGTTCAACCCATGCAACGCTTTGCTGAACAACTTTTCAACCAAGTCTGTGCTACGCAGACCTACGCTAACAGTCTGTCCAGCGTAAACATGCCGCGTCTCGCCCATTTGCAAATCAGCCAATGTTCGTCCTTTCATGTTGTTAAGCGCGATACGAACACCTTTTGTCGTCGCTGTCACAGCGTCCGTTCTCAATCGGTTTACAGGGTCCTTTGCGTCGTAAAGTAGCATGGGTCGCTTTGACGACGGTGATAGTTGCTGTCCATCAAAGAAGGGTGCGTCTTCATGCGATTCATGAGCGAGTCTTACACCAGCGTCTTCTTCGGTTAATCGGTAGCGTCGCGGGTGCGTGCTTTGGAAATCGCTTTGGTTTGGCTTATCCACTTGCGCTGTCAAACCGTTTGACTGCGCCGTCTTGTAAACAACATGATGCACAGCATTGTCCACGAATGTAGGCTCTTCAACGACTGCACCGACTTCATCGTGGATAGCGTCGCTACGACCCTTCGTTGGTCCAGCATACGATGTGTTGACAGGAGAAGGAATGGTGTAGGTCATAGATTCACATCCTTGTCTGTTCGGTCACCTTCGTTTTCATGCTCGCTCGTGTTCAAATCATCGCCTGCATAAAGCGATTGCGTGTAGCGCGGTTGCACGCTGTAATCAAGTCGCACAAAGACAGCCTCGTCGGTGCGCACAGATTGCCTGCGGCTCGCGTCGCCGCGGAAGTGTTGGAGCGTGTTGTTGCTGACAATCATACGCGCAACAGCCTGCGTCGCCGTTGTCTTGAAGTCACTCGCTTCACTACCCGGAATCTTAGGACCTACGCTTGATGGAATGTTTGTTGATTGCGAAAGGTCAAACAAGTAAGCAGGCGCGTATGGCGGGTTGTTCGGTGCAGGGTTGCTACCTCGCATGTAGGAAGAAGCGCTGTCAGCCGCGCGTGCGTTCGGCGTGTCGTAAACAAACAGACCATAGCGACCTGCGGCAGTAGCCGAAAGAGGGTGTGTCGCATCGCTACGGAACAACTCAATGTGCTTGTTGTCAAGGACGCGCACAGGGCGAACAAGGAACTTGATGGTTTCATCCTTCGCGTTTGTCTTGTAAGAGGTTGAGTCGTGATTGCTTGTTTGATACGGATTGGTTGTCACTCCGCTTGAAGCGCCCCATTGATAGTCGTTGATTGGTTCACCCTCAGACGATACTTCCAAAATGTGCGTTCCGCCCATGACAGGTATGCCATGCGTCGTCCCAAACTTGAGAACCTGTTTGGCGTTCATTTTGAGCGCGTGTAAGTTGAGATTTGACACCGCGCGGTCCGATGTGCTGACGCCTCCTGCAAGGATGAATCGTTGTCCAACCTGCCGGTCGGTGTGCAGACTGTGAGCCTCGGTGCTTGCGATAGCGTAGTTCGCCCCCATCTCTCCGTCGTTTTCACCAACGGTCATTGCATCCAAACCAATACGCGGTTTTGATTTTGCAATTGGTTCTCGCATGAAATTGAAGTTTGATTTCTCAATGTTCGTTCCGATATTTGCTTCTCGCTTAAGCAACCCATCGTCGCCTGCTAACTCTAAGCGCGCGCTGATGCCGCGAGGCATTTCGTGATTTTCCAATTGAACATTTGAAGGGCGAATCAAACCGTTGGTGAACGGAGGTTCGCTCGTGTGGTGCGACAACACTAACCCAAACGGACGCATATCTTCGGACACATCTTGCAGAATGTCTTCGTTGAAATAAGTCGGATAGCGAACGCCGCGCCCGTCTCCACGGTCACCTACACGCTTGGCTGTTGCAGGGTCAAAGAATTGTTCAGCCGCAACTGATATGCGCAACGCTGAATCACTAAACATTGTTTCAGCAGTCTTGGTCCTATCAGTTGCGCGATAGGCATCTTCTGCATCCCACGATGGGCGAATACCAAATCCGCGAACAGGGAATCGGCGCACCTCTTCCCCTGTTGTGTTCCCCCACCAATCAATCATGTAGTGTGCTTGAGCGAGCGCGAGATTGACACGCTGGTCAACAACATCCGTTCCCGCTTTCAGTCCAGCAGGCATGTCAGCATGGAAGCGACGGATGGCTGTTGATGGGTTGCGGATGTTTCGCACCGCGCAACCAAACCCTTTGGTCATTCGGCGTCCGTCGCTGTATTTCACCTGCTGTCCTTTGAGGTCGCTACCTACAAGCGCAGAAGCGTTGGTTTGTCGCTCAAGAATGCCAATGTAAGCAGGGTCAGTTGTCGTTGTTGTCGTTGAGTTGCCCGTTCCTGTTTGATTGGAGGTAATCATACTTGCGCCGTCAATGCCAACAAACGGACCTTCGGCGTGGTAGTGATGATATGCATAGGGGTCGCGCAACGCTTGGTTAGCCTTGATAGCCCAACGAGGTCGGTTGTAGGGTTGACGAACGCTAACGCGATAACCCCACCCCGCGTTTCGGTTTGTCAATTCCGAGTTGATGCTTTCAGTCATCAATTCAACATTGGCATCAATTACAACCAGCCCTTTACTGTCGCTGACCGTTTTGATAGTAGCGTTGTCCCACCTATTTCGCCAGCCGACGGAGGCTGTGCCGTAAAGCGACAATGAACTCATTTGCGCACCAAAACGATGACCTCCCGACCAAAATGCACCGAGTTGATACTTGCGCGACTTTCCATCCGTTCCTGCTTGATGCGGATAGTTGCTGTCGGGATAAGTGTCAGTCAATCCATCGCCCGGACCTTCCCATGCTTTCATGCGGAACTTGAACGGACCGTCGCTCATAGCGTAAGTGAACTCGTGATAATGCACCATTTCGTAGTGTTCGGGCGCGTGGTTGTAGGCTTTCTTGTCAACTGCCGCGTCGCCTTTGTTCGTTCGGCTGTCCGAGAACCAAGTCATCGGACGACCGAGGTTAAAGTGCCAAAGACACAGATACGCGTCGGGTAAATGCATACTGTTGGTGTCACGCGTTCCCGATAGCAACTGTGGCAAGTTGCGCGTAGCAACACTCTTTCTTGAGTCGGTGTAAAACTCGCTTGCTTTGAAATTGTTGTAAGGGGATGACAGTCGCACTTCTCCATTTTCAGCCGTAGTGGTATCAGCGGTTTTAGCCGCCGCTTGTGTAGCGGCAGTCCAAAAGCCACCCGTCACATTCGTCACGCCGTTGAAAACGGTAGGAGATGCGCCACCTGTTCCGCTAATGTAGCCTCGGTCGGTGTAAGTCGCAGTATGCTCAACGCCGTTATCGTCAACGATAACAAGATGGTTGTTGTAATAGTCGTTGCCGACCAGCGGGAACAGCGTGTTGTTGCGCACATACAGTTTGCTGAGAGATTGACTTGCCCCCTCAACAACAGCAACAGGCGTCATTGAAGTGAGGTATTCTGTGTAAACATCAAGGTAATGCGATGGGTAGCCGAGCATCGTCGTTTGCGTTCCTACACCACCAAGCGTTGAACGACAGAAGTGGTAGTAATCATCGGGTTGGTATTGGTCAACGCGCTTCCAATTGTTGGTTGAAAAAATGGTTGAAGAGTCAAGCGCGACGCTCCACCACGGAACGGTGACTGTGTGACCGGGCGTTGAGCGATGGAACATGTTTGGATGATACGGCATACTGCGGCGCGTAAAAGCCCCCGACGATGTAGCGTTGACGCCGAATGGGTTGGCAAGACCAAGAATTGGCGTGTTGGCAAACTGTTCGCGGGTTGAGGCATCGTGGTCAAGAATCAATTCGTTGACATAGATTTCACAGCCGCGCACATCAGCAGATGTCGCCTCGGAGAGGATGAGGTCAAACTGCGACCCATTCCACTTAAGCGCAACAACAGTTGCTACTTGCTGGTCAGTCAAACTGCGAATCGTTGTGTTTGTCTTTGATGGGTTTTCGGGAGCCTCATCGCTGGCGTAGTTGGTATTCTCATTGTTGCCCATGAACTGCTTGCTGAACAGGTTGGGTTGAATGACAATTTGATACGCGCCTACCTCAGCAGGGTCGGGGAAGTTCCATGATGTGTTGTAGTTGGTTCCGCTTTCAAGTTGAATACGATGACCACCAACAGCATTGCAAGAAGCACTCTCGTCTGCAATACCGTATCCATCAAAGCGCAACTTTGTTTCAGTCAATAGCGTGAAGCCGTCGCCGTGAATGTCGCTTGGTGGATGGGGTGCAGTTGTTCCCGAAAACCATAGGAGTGGATTGTGGATAGCCTTGTCGGTATCCATGTCTGTTGCTCCAAAGCATGCGCGAGCCTCAGCGTTGAGTTTTTGATACAACGGGTGTGCAAGATGCCCCGGCATGACTGCCATTGTCGGCGTTACATAGTGGTGTCCCATGCGCGGCAAAGGCATGGGTGTCAGTTTGTTCGCATTCCTTACTTCATCGGCAGGGCTTGTGTTTGTCGCTACGGAAGTCCAATCCGTATGTGGTTTGTCGGGGCTGTTCCCACTCACCTCAGCGTGGTCGCGAAGACGACGAGCGGCGAAGTGACGCGTTGAGCCAGCGGGAACATAGAACGACGGCTTGATGCTATCGTTTGCAGAAGCAGTAAAGTCGGGTGCGAAGACGACATTTTCAAACACCTTTGTTGTTCCATCAAGGTCATCATCGGGGTCTGTGAACGAAGCAATCGTTCCGTTGACTGAAATAAAGTAGCGTCCATCGGGTGTTGGGTCTTGCTTCCAAATATCGCCATTGATGAACTCATTTGTGGTGATAGTGTCTGTCCCTACTTCGTCAATTGTGAGTCGGTTGAGCGTCATGGTGTTGCTGACGATGCTCAACGGTTCTCGTTCGGTGTAGGTGTAGCCCATCTTCGTCACATGGAAATACAACGCGCGGTCGTGAGGCTCGTAGGCTGTCTCAAGAATGTTGCGCGATTGCAGGCTGTTATTGCTGTCGGGGAAGTGGTTTGGGTTTTGATTGATGTGTTCGTATCCTTCTTGTTCCCAACGAGGCGCAGTCTTTGGTCGCGAAGCATCCGACTCAAACACATCAACCACGCCTTGAACGGGTTGACTTGGGTGATGCATACCACCGCTACCCATCGTTTCATGTTGGTATGCTTGAAGACGGTCAAAACCCGCGCGCACAAGGATGTTGCCGGGGATTTCATCGTGATTCGGTAAGCGTATTTTCATGTTAGGCGATACGCCCGAACCTGCAAGCGCGGGTGCAAGCCCCTCGTTTTCACGGTCATGGACCAACTCATAGTCGCGAATAACAACACCAAGCGGTGAGCCGCCTTCCAGCGTATGCTCTTGCCCCGTATCGTCAACAACGGTAGCGGTTGCAAACTGCATCTCTTCATTGGGTATGTTGAGAGCGTTGCGCACTTCGTAAGGGTATTGTTCAGCGAGAGCAGGATGAGCCAACTCCTGTGCTTGGATAATTGGGAACATTGCGGCGTTGGTTGACTCAAACGAAAAGCGAACATTGCCGTAAATCGTTTCACCGAACTTCACATAGTCGGAACCAACCTTGTGGATTTGCCACGGCACGCCGCCAAGACCGCGCGCATTTTGAGCAGGGAGAGTAAGATTGCCGCCACCCATTCGCTTCCACACAACATGCTCAACGAAGAAGTTGCGAGCGGCACTACGGTCGCGCCAATATGTATTAACGCCACTACGATGAGTGCTGTAAGTGTCATATCCTGTCATCTCCACTTTTGCGGTTTCGGAGTCAAACAAAGCATCGCTTGGGTAGTGAGCGTTGTTTGGGTTCTCTTGTTTGTCAAAGAAAAGGTCCCCTGTCGGGAACAGGCAAGTTTCGGCTTGCGTGAGTTCAGCGGCAGTTGCCGCCGCAGTCGTCCACAACGGAGAGTCGTCAGTTGGTCGCGTCATGGTCGTGTCGTAAAGTGCTTCAACATGAGGACCGGCGTTTGATTCAGCAGAATACCTGTCGTTGTTGAAGCGCTCGTTGTGATATGCTGTGACGGTTCCACCTTGCGTCCCGCCCCACTTGAGTTGCAACATATCACCACATGCCTTTTGTCCGTTGCGCGACGCTTTAGCGATGATAGGTAAGTCGCCCTCGTAAGAAATGACAACAAAGTGGCGCTGGTGCAGACCTGTTGCGTCATGCACATTTGTTTTAGGCGTCCAAGTAAAATCGGACGAGTCGCTACCCTCGTTTGTTTCAAGTGTCCATTCCAACGATTTAGGCTGATGGCAAGCCATACCCGAACCATACGGGTTGAAGCCGAGCATTGGATGCCACGCGCCAAGACCTGCCGCTACCTTATCGCTGATGTTGAGGCTGTTGAGGTAAGAGTAGCGCTCACCATGCCAGCCAATAGCACCAACAGCGCGCGTCCTATCAATAGCGTCCGTGACGCCACTAAAGTGAACTTGTGTTGAAGCATAGTGGTCAAACGGAGAGTTAGACATTTGACCCGATGCCGTAACGGCTGTGTTGCGCGACGAAGCGCTTGCTTTTTGGAACCCGTTATCCCATCGCAGGCAACCTGCTTTGGACCACACGAAAACTTTGTAATTCTCTCCTGTGAGCGAGTTGACCCCCGCGCCTGTTGTTGGGTCTTCTAAGCGAGCCTGACTGTCCGCAAAGTTGTTGCCGAGAACAAATGTGCCGTTTGCTACATCGTAATGAGAGTAGTAGCCGTAGTAGGCGTTTGTTCCGTTGGCAACGCGTATCCATCCATTTTCGGGTAGCGTCATCGGCAAAGGCGCTGTTGCGATTGAGACAAGACTGCCAGCGGTTGGGTCCGAATAAGTGCCGAGGTCACCAACATCAATCCAGCCGTATTTGTCCTGTCGCTGTGCGTCTTGGAACGAGGGGAGGAAAGAACCTCCGAGAGCCTTGAGATTTGCGCGACCGGGGAATGTGTTGATAGCCGCGGCGACGACTGCCCCCAACTCTTCGCTGTTTTGACAGCGCGTTGCATCAATCAAAAACACATCATCGGGAACTGATTCGCTCAAATCATGGTCGTATTCCGTCAACACTTGAGAGCCAACTCGGAACATAGTGGCGTTTAAGCCAATGCGGTCAATGTAGGAGACTGCGCCGTTTGCTGAGTTTACAAGCGTCGCTGTGACAGGATGTGGTGCGTTTTTTCGCACACCATTGTCAAACCAAGAACCACCAGCGGTGTAGCCGCCGTCAAGATGGTAAATGAGTTTGTTAGCGCTAAAGTTGGTAATAGCAGATGAAAAGCGCGCGCTTATGCTGTAATGCGAGAAAGGATGGGCAACAAGTTCAGACCCGCTTTTTGTTCCTGTTGGACCCCAAAAATGACTGCTGACATAGCGACCTTGCGTTGAAAGCGTGTGGTTAAACGCGCTGTTTGGAGAGCCGTAAGATGGTTCCCAATGTCGGTATGTCTCGTAAGGGAATACATTGTTTGCCCCATACGCGTTTGTTGGCGGTAGGAACTCATCGTTTGCTCCGTTGAGTTCACCGTTGCTTAGTTCGTTTGGTAGGTGATAACCCGACGCGACGCCTTGATTGAATGTCGTCGTCATGTCTCCGTCTTTGGAACAGTATTTTTTCCACGCCGCTGTCCACTTTGCCGATGGTTCAACCGATGTGGTCAGCGTTTGACTTTCACCTCGCCAATGCTTGGGAACGGCTTGCCCCGGTCCAAATATCATGTAAGCAACGCAATTGGTAGTGTCATCATAGCGCGCATAAGGGTGCGCAAACCGAAGAATAATTGGCATCGGTTTAGCAATTTTGACATTGGTGTAAGTTGTGTTAGGAATGTCATGCGTGTCCGTGTTGCCGTCAATGTCGGGATTCAATACAGCATCCACATTTGCGAACGGCGGAGTAGCCTCACCACGATGCTGATTAGCCAACGGCGCGGCAGGGAACATTGCAAACATGGCGGCGGTATCAAGAAGCGCAAACGCGCCCATGTTTTCACCAATGTTTTGCAATCCTGCACTACCCGTAGGACCGCTTGCATACGGATGTTTGTTGTGAGTGCTGTAATCAACGCGCGACCCGTCGTTAATGTCCATGACCACGCCGCTGAAACCGCCGCCGAAATAGAGTGGAACATGATGGTCAAGACTGTCGTGCGCGCCTCGGAAGTAAAGCAATGGGTTGCCTCGGCGATTTGCGCGCAAACGCATACCTTGAATGTCGTTGACGAACTTGAAGCGTTGCATCAACTGACCTGTGCTACCCAACAGCGTTCGGAAGTCTCCCTTTGCTTCCTCGTTGTGCCAGCCAATCATCTGTGCCGTCACATCAGTCGCTTCTCCACCGCCGCGTTCAATAGGACTGAAAGCGGCGCAATAGATGTAGGAATCTTCTGTCAAGTCCATGCGCTTAAATGGTGACCAAGAACCATCAATTGCACCTCCAAACTCATCGTGAGAGTCGCGATTAAGGTTATTGCCGCTTGTGTCAACATGTTGCAATTGCCAAGCGTATTGGCGACCAAGCACAGCAAAGTTGTGAGGGTCGCGCAACTCAAGTTGGTAAGTGTCTTTTTCTCCCGACGGAAGACTGCCCGACTGAGTGTCCAACTCAAAAGTATGCGACTCAAGGGCGGGAGTGATGTGGTCGCCTTCAAACCGCGTGAACTTATCTCCGCGAAGATGCTTTTGCCAATCATCAGTTGGAACGGCGTTGTTGTTTTGGTCAATGAGAATAGGGGTGGCGGTGTTGGCGTTGTAGCCGCGATAGCGCGTAGTAATCGTCAACAAAGTGCTTGGAAGATAACCACAATCAAGCATGAGGGCGTTGAGGTCTTGAGTTGTTGTTATCACACCTCCAAATTGTCCATCGCTACCGTGTGACGCGTTAATGTTTGCACTTTCTTTGCTACTTGCGTTGATGCCCCAATCTTTTGACAAGGATACGCTGAACATTGTGCGAAGCGGTATCACCTGCTTATTCGGATTGAACTTGGTGATTTTGATAGCAGTTTGAGCCGCGCTACCCATAATGTCTCCGTAAGTGCGACCGTCGGGTGCGCGCAAATGTGAACAGTCAAAGAATTGGTCGTCCTCATTGGGGTCCACGGTAAAGGCATAAGCAGTTGCCGCGGCAATCAATTCGTCGGTGACAATGGTTGTTTGATTGAGATGTGGGCTGATGATGATAGGCGTTGCATTGTTATTGTAAGCGGTAGGTCCTTGCTTTGCCGCTGTTGAGAAATAAGTTGACACGACAGCATCAGCATCGTCTCCCTTGAGTCCAAAGAAAGTGTGCGGTCCGCCGCGACCATTGTGCGTTCGCGAAGTGTAAGAGAAGACAATACCCGATGTTTCGTATGTTGTCGTTGAATTGGGCGCGGCAACCCAAATCAATCCGCTATCGGGGAATCCCATCCAACCGAGGACATCATCAACATCGGGAAGATGATGCCATATCCCCCCGTCATGATAACCATATCCGCTGGCGTCGTGAATGCCAAGCGTATTGGTTGCCATTGATGGGTCAATGCTGACTGCGTATCCGGCGTTTGGTGTGTAAACACCTCGCCACTTATTGCCTCGCCATTGATTTTCAACCGTTGCGCTGTAAAAGAACGGAGTGCCAACACTCCCTTCGCCCCACATGTGCGCTCCAATGGTAAACCCGCCTTGAGCAATGTCGCGGTCGTCAAAGTGAATCAGCGTTTCTTCGTCAAGCGTTGTCGGCATAACCGTATTTTTGTGAGCAAAAGTTTGACCTGCGCGACGATAAATGTAGCGAAGAATGTGAGATTTACCTCGGTGGTCAACCATTTTCAAACCATAGAGTGATTGTGTTCCTGTAATTGTGTCGTTGACTTCGCTTGAAGGAACATAAGCAGAATACGACGAATAATACGACGAACTGCTTGTTAGATATTCTCCATAAATTTTAACAAAGCGACCGCTGGATTTGCCGTCTTCACCAAAGCCCCAAAGACCTGCATCGGGTGCGAAACCCGGAACCCCCGATGCTACAATACCTCCGAAGTTGATTCTTGCTTTAGCGCGCGTTCCTGTTTGTAGCCCTTCTCGGACGGTAAATTTGTGTCCAGCGTTTTCAAATGACTCCATCGCGCCGCTGTTTGACGAACGACCTGTTGTCGCACCCGTGTTGGCTGAATCAAAATCTTCACCGCTGTTGTAGTTGGCGTTGTAGCCAAGATGAAGATTGGTGATGAATTCATCAGCCACTTCATCTAACGCTACATATTCGCGCAATGTTGTAATTGGAGCAAACGGTTTGCCGTTTTTGTCAATGGGCATCGGAGCAGGATGCATGTTTTCACCAGCCATTTCGGGCGGGGAGCAGAAGAAGTTGCGAAATCGCCCACCGTGTCCGATAAGGAATTGCGGCTTGTATTCAGCCTGCGACTTGCTGTTGTCTAACCAAGCACAGAAGTTGCGTCCTGTCGCACCGGGAACGGTGCTGTGAATGACAATACTATATCCCTCGTTGCCGTTTGCATCTTCAACAACGCGACCAATATGTGCGCGCAAATAACCCATGTGAGAACCACGGTCAAATGATGTAAACGCGCTGTTCATCCAAAACGGAGCAGGGTCATGCGTTGAACCTGTGACAGCAAAGTCAGCGTGATGATGAATAGCAGTAGCGTCAGTCGGCTCGTTTGTATCGCTACCAGCAACTGATACCGAGCGGCGGTTAATGTCAAATCGCTCACCTTCACCCGCATATTGGTCGGATGGTCGTCGTTGACTGCTACGACCGTTAAGCGCACCGCCTTGATTGATGAGGCGAACAACTTCTCGCGCGGCGGCTTCAATGTCAGTCACACCTTCGCGAAGACCAACTTCGCCCATATCAATGGTGAGTCGGCGAACAAAGTCCATTTCTTCCCAATGAGGTAGGTGTTGAAGTTGAGATTCGTAATGGTCGCTCAAAGCGTTGTTTGTAGCGCGCTTACCTTTCAAACAAAGGAAGGCTGAGATAACGCGTGTCCCTTCGGGTGAATCAAAAAATGTCGCGCTAAACTCGTAATGCCCTGTGTCGTCGTCAATGATGGCTTCGGACACATCATGGTCAACAGTTTCAGCGTGGCGCAATGCGGCTTTGTTTATGTCAACAATTGATTGCGATACGCGTCCTTGACCAAACTCAGCCGATTCATCACCAAAAGCGACAATGTGGTCTGTTGCTCTTGACTTGCGGACATAATTGTTAGACGCAACACCCGATGTAGCCAAGTAGTCGTTGTCCATCAGCCACCACATTTTGTGAGCGTATGCACCTTCAACAAAGCGCGACTTGCCTTCATCTTTGATAAGGTCGTAAGAGTTGCTGTTGATGGTTTGCGAATCGGTGCTTGATGTGGTCGCCTTGTCTTTGCGTTGGGTTTTGAATCCAGCGGCAACATCAAGCCCGTCAATGGTTGGCGTCGCCGCGCTTGATTGAACTTGCATGTGAAGGTCATGAAACGCAATGAACTCACGGTCGTGGGCTACATCGTAAAGAAGAACGCGGGCGTGTGTTTCGGTTGTAAGGTAAGGGTCAAGGTAAGCAACTACGGGCGCGTTTGTTGTGTGACCAAGTTCACTCCAATTGAGTTCAATGGTCTTGTTTACATGTTGAACAAAGTTGCGAGCAGTTTCAATACAAGTATCGCCAATAAGGAAGTTTTCAAGGGGAAGAGTATTGCGCGCTTCATCTTCCAACGCAGTCTTACCGCCATTGAAACCGCTCCAAACCTCGTATTCGTTAAGAACTCCTCGCGACTTACAAAACATTCCCTCAATTGCGTGAGGGTTTGTGTAATGCATGTTCATCCATACCGTATCACCGTAGCGCAAACCACCTCCGCAATACGGGTTGTTCCATGTAGCATTTGCGATACCATCTTCTTGCTTGAGAGGAAGTGTGGTTGCATTGGTTGCATAGATTCCAATGACCGTAATAACATCACCAGCGGAGAGGTTCGGTGCTGTGCTATCAAGCACAGGATGAGCCGCCGTGGTTAATTCGTTGACCGCTGTTGATGAGTTGTAAGTGATTTGATATTTGCGCCCCGTGTCTTCGTTGACTGCCGCGAAAGCGTAGTTTGTAGGTAAGTGTCCTTTGGGCAAGTCGCCTTCAAAATAGAAGGTTTGTCCTGTTTTGACTGTAATCAGTTTGAGTTTTGCTCCGCGCGTTTCAATGCGTGGCAGGTGAGGATTAGCAAGAGGTCCAGCCTTAAACTCAACAGCGCTAACATATTGCCTCAAACCATAGTCAAGGTTGCCGCCTTGCGTCATCACGCTACCACGGTCATAGTAAAACGGGCGACGGTATTCTTGAGCAGAAGATGCATAGTCAGCATCCCCCGTCATCGGGAAGTTGTTGCCGTCAGCAACAGCGCCGACAATGATTTGAGAGCCAACCTCTAACGAGGAAAAGAAGTCTTCGCTTGAATGGCCTTTGGTGTGACTGAGTGTAATTGAATTGCCAGCCTTGTCATAGTATGCCCATTCACCGTTACCCAAAATAACTCTGCGCGCCCTTCCAATGCTTACTCCGCGAACGGTTCCAGCCGCGTCAAAGTCCGATTCGGGAATGCGCCCGACCCCTTCTTGGATGTGCAAAGTGGTGCTACTCCCGCGTCGTTCGTATCGGTTTACGGTGGCGCGAATAGGCAGATTGTTGACAAGGCGGTATTGGTATTGTCCAAACGCTTCGTAATCGTTGGCTGGATAACTTGGTGCGCGTCGTCCAACAGGTGAAGGGTTCCAAGTGTGTGCCGTCATCGTTGCGTCAAGATGCAACTTCATGCTGTTGTCGGGGCCGGGGAAAATGCCTGCGTCGCGGTCCTCAAAGAACTGTTGAGGGAAAAGAGGTATCTCAACAAGCGCGCGAGTGCTGGCGTATTGAGTGCCAAGTTGATAGTCGTGTTGAACGGAACCGATGGATTGGAAAAGACGGTCATTGACGGTTGTTCCGTCAGCGCAGATTGAAGATGAGTTAAAGAGCGAATCAAGCAGTATGTCGTCGCCAAATGTCAATTTGCTTTGCGTCACCCAATCGCTGAATGTCAACACTTCTCGCCCGTTTGACAGTTTGAATGTCCCGCTACCAGCCGTTGCACTTGCTGAAAATTGGAAGGTGATGCCTGTGCGACTTGTGTATTCTGCGTTAGCACCGTTCGTTAGATAAATGCGTCCCGTTGCAGGAAACCCATAAGTTCCCCATGATGTGAGGGATGAATTGTTGAGCGGTGTTACATCAATTTGATACAAGGTAGTGCTGATACCGCTCGCTTGTGTTGCGACTGCGTGGCGCGTATTCCAACCAATGCGCGACAGCGTTGCGGGGTCCCATGTGGGTTTTGTGTTGACCGCTCCTTGACCTGCACCACCGAGCGTGACTGAAACTACGGGTGCGCCCGGTTGAATTTCTTTGACAATGTGTGAGTCGGGGCTTCCGTCGCCGCTGTAAGAAACGGTTTGGTCGGAAACATCATCCATCAAACCCTTGCCTTCCATGAACAGCATACGGCCTGCTGATGAGTCTTTGATTCGCATTGATGACATGCGACAGACCGATTGAGTGAACTCAACCAAGAAGCGCGTAGGGTCGGCTGAGTCAACAGTCAACGGCGTCACTCTTGACAACTGCATTGTTCGTTCGCGTTTAGATGGCTGGACGATGAAGATGTAGTTATCACCATCCTTGTCATTGTCAATAATATCAAACATCTCAAACGCGCCACCCTTCTGTGACGCGAATTGTTTTTCTTCTTGATAGCGAACAGGGGCTTCCCCAACAGGAGGGTCGCTTGCTCCGCGCTTACGAGGTTGCAAGTGCAACTTGTGATAAGCAGACGGGTGTTTCGTTGTTCCTAACCCTTGAGGTGGTTTTGAAGGCTCATCTCCTGTGTTGCGAGGCGTGTAGTTGGAAGGGATGAGGGATTCGTCCAAATCATCCTCGTAGTCAACCCCACCTGCGTTATCTCCAACCAAGTAGTGAGGAAGAAGCGCGATGTTGCCGTCCCCAATGTCTTGAGGTGTTGCGTAAATGATACCGCCTGCTGAGTGGATGGTAGCGTTTGCACCAACGGCATCAGCGATGTGTTCCGCTACGCGCTTGCCATTGAGGTATGAGCCTGCGTCGGGAACTGTTTTTGTGATAAGCAACGCAGGGTCGCTAAGACCCATTTTGCCACCTGTAAGGTCAATTGCGTTGTAGTGAATCTCAACATACCCTGCATCCAACCCCGACACCTCAAGGATGGCAACACGCGATTCTGTTTCGGGTGTGAGGTGTTTTTTGTATTGAGCGTCGTCGGTTGAGTCAACATCAATACCTCCACCCTTGAGTAGGAACGGGCGAATGTCTTCAACTGAAATCGCGATGACCCCATCGCGATGAGCATCAATGCTCGCTAATCCATTTCTCACTATTCCTTTAGTTTCTGTTCTGATAATAATTTGAGAAATGCGAGAATTGATAGCCGTATGCGTCACATCAACCTTGCTGTTGATGGGCAGTTGCTCTTTGAGTCCAAGATACGGACCAGCGAATGTGACCAGCACATCATCGGCAATGCCGTCAATTGTTCGCGTCACATCTTGTGAATGCGTAGGGGGGAGGAGGCGAAGGTATGGATGCCCTTCGCGGTGAGTGAATTTGTGCCGCCCTGTGTGTCCAATCTTGAAACGCTCATCAAGGGACCACGATGAAGGAGAGAAGTTGTTGCCTGTTGCGACACTTCGTGAGAACATGAAGCCGTGAAAGCCGTTGCCGCTTTCATCAATGACCATTGCGCCCGTTCGGTCAATTGCTTGACTGCCTGTGCCAAGCGTTTGATACGGCTTACCCGATATGGCGTCAATCAGCAAGTCCGAGCGAACAAGCACTATTGTTGAGTCGTTTGCGAGGTTGTTGCTCGTATCCAATGCTGTGCGCGCGTGTAGCACACCGCGTGAGCCTGTGTCGGCTGAAACGCCAAAGTCAAGGTGGATGCTGTCAACGGTGATGGTTCCGTCCGTATTGATGCGCTTAAGACGAACTCTTTCGGGTGGACTGTCATTGGGGATGCCTGTGAGCGTATCTGTGCCTGTTGGGTTAATGATGAGATTGAATGGTGTATGAGCCACGCTGATGACCTGCGCTCCACCGCTGTGAGCGGCGTTAGCGACGCGGTAGTTGCCGAGGCTTTCCAGCGTGTAATTGCTTGAGAGGGTATCGGATTTGCCACTCACCAACTCATAGAGGGATTGACATTGCGTGCTACCAATCGTGATGGTTGTGTCGCCTGCTGACACGGCTGATGTGATGTTGAATTCGGTGTCATCAACCTCAACAGGTTCTTCAAAACGCCAAAGACCAATGGTGCTGGTTGAGCGAAGAGTAGGTTGTGCGCGCGTGCTTACTTCACTCACATCGCGCTTCCAATGAACTGACTCAATGTAGCCGCGGTATTCGCCACCTTCTCCACCAATGAACAAGTCTTGGTCATTGACATTGCAGGTGTGCTTCTTGTTCATTCGCTCGGAAGCCATCAGTTCTCCGTTGACATAGAGTTTGACTTGGCGACCATTGAACTCCCCCATGATGTGATAAAGTTCGCGCTGTCCAACATTGTAGCCAACATCGTTTGAGACAAACGAGTCTGCCGCGGTAGGGTAGTTGAGAGCCGTAGTTGCAATAAGAGAGACGCCGTTGCTGAATGTGACGGAGAATGATGCTGGCGCAGGCGCGTCAACAGAACCCATGCGCAATTCAAACAACCCTGCTTTGCTGGCAATGACGCCACCGCAGTCGGGTGACACCCATGCTTCAAGCGTGAACTTGTCTAACGATTGATTGATGCCGTTCGCGTATCGGTGGCTGTCACCGTCTTGTAGGACAGGTGCGGATGAACGAGCATCGTTGCCCCCAAGCACGCGCTTATGTCCTGTTTGTGTGAAATCGCCTTGCGGACAAACGACGCTATCGCTTACGCCATTGAAGAACAGCGCATGACTCGTTTGCCCGATAACCGCCATATCAAGTCCCCACGATGAAATCAATCGGCTGGAATGTGAGGTCACCCTCGTAAACATTCTCGCCAGCGTTGTAAGAGAACCCCATTGCAACGACCGTCCCTGCGATACCTGTGAATGGATTTGTTGGGTCAAACAGCGTGGACACGCTCAGTTGATTAGCACCCGAATCCTGTTGGTCAGCGTTTGACTTACCCGTCACGATAATGAAGTTGCGCTCCGTGTAGTCGCGCGTGCCTGTTGCTGTTGAAGTGACAGTTGAGTTGTAGGGCAATTGCATGCCTACGATGTAGTCTGCCGTTTGGCGCGTAGCCAAACTAATGTCCTGCTCAATCAACGAGTTTGGGTCGTCGGGAGTTGAGGGACCGCCGAGCGCTTTGCCCGACACACCAGCGAGGCTGGCGTTGCCGACATACGCGATGAGGTCTTGCAACTTATCTCCCGCGCTTTTGCAGGTGCGGTCTTTACCTCCACCGAATGTTTCAAAGAACGGTGTGTTTTTAGCGAAGTTCGTGCTGAATGAAGGCGTTTCGTTGTTGCCCGCGAAGCCTTTTTCTTTCGCCGTAAATGTGAGTTTGCAGTTGGTGGTTAAGTTTTTGCCTACCCCCGCGGTGATGGTGAATGCATCGGTGAAGTTCGTCCCTCCATCCGTAGTCAGTTGGTCGCTGTATTGCCCTGCCGCGCCTTCCAATGCAGTTTTGATTCGCGAAGCAATGAGCGCGCCCGTAGTTGCTCCGCTGATACCCACGGTAGTGATAGGTGGATTGTTGGTTTTGCTATGCGACGCGGTGCTTGAATCAAACACAACGCGAACAGGTTTGCGAGTGGTGTTCTGCCCCGTGTAAGCCGTTTCAATCTCAAAAAAATATCCGTTGATGTGAGCAGGGTCAGTCGCTCCGCCATCACCCGTCATCATGATTGGATGACTACCTCCGCTGTTGTCCTTGAGCGCGCTAAAGTCAATTGAGGCTGATGCCGCAGTTTTCTCAAACTCGGAAGCGGCGCAGTTGTCATCAGCGAGGATGACGCTCAATCGGAAATCAGCGCTCACCATGTTCATGTCAACACCGTAGCGCTCACCAAGAACAGGCACATTGAGAACAGGAACGCTACGCGTGATGTTCATGCTGTAAGAGGTCACATCAAGCGAGATGACTTCACCATCGTTGCGGATGAGGCGAACCTTCGTCATACAGCAGACCTCCTGTTGCCGTAGGAGCGACCACCGCGTCCCATTTCAGCGCGGATGAGGTCGCCAATTTCGCGAGCCAATTGCTTCTTGTCGGTGCGGTCGGTGACACCTGCGACATTGATGTTGACGGTGATACCTCCACCGCCGCCTAATCCGATGCCGTCGGGGTTGTTGCGCTTGCTGAGAGGCACAACCGCTTCGGGTCCGTCTTCGCCAATCATAGCGAGCGTAGGGCTGTTGACGATACCGCCCTTCGCTAATTCAGGGATTTTTGGAAGTTTAAACTCATTGCCGCCGATTTTGGGAACCCAATCGGGAATGTCAAAGGACATAGAGTCTGCAAAGTCATTGTAAATGTCAATGACTGCGCTGAAAACCGATTTGAATCCATTCGTAAAACCCTCTTTAAGCGTGCTTGGGATGCCCAAGAACCAATCAACGAGTGAACCCCCGCCTTTGATAACATCGTTGTAAAACGATTTGCCTACCGCGAAAATTGCTTGGACGATGCCATTGATTGTTCCAAAAATCAGCGTAACCCAAGTTGCGAAGAAACCAGCGATAATACCCGCGACCAATCCCAATCCAGCCAGCAGACCATACCAAATCATGCCAGCAAAGCCCTTTAACCAACCACCAATTGTCCTAAAAATTATTTTCGTTTCTTCCCAATAGCGAATGATTGTCGCGACCAACAAAAGCAAAGCCAATCCGATGGCAACAGGTATGCTCATGACGCCGAGTAGCGCCGCTCCGACTGCAACAGCAATCACGCTAAACAACCCAAGTAAGAATCCTTTGAGTCCTTCACCTGCGCCTGTCATATACATGTAAAGACCGACAAGCCCACCCAAAACCAACGCAAACCCGCCAAGAATTGTCGCAACAGTCATAGAAGCCGCACCCATTGTGCCTGTCATCATGCCAACCATTGCCGCTCTCAAGAAGTAAAAAGAAGCCGCCAGCCCAAGAGCAACCGCCGCCGCACCCATGAAAGCGATGGTTGATTCGCCCGTTTCATTCTTGACGAGTTGATAAACACCAGCGATGGCTAAACCAGCGCCGATAATGAGAGCCGCGCGTCCGTTGAACACGGTCATCGCCGCCGCCGCGCCTAAAATTGAAACCGCGAGAATGTCAAAGAGTGCCGCTAAACCATCATCCCCTTCGCCTGTGATAACAAGCGCCAAGCCCTGCATCGCGTCATGCATAGGCCCCATGTCTTCGGTGATTTTGAGAACATCGCTATTCGTGCCGTCCATCGCTAACGATAGCGCCGCCAGCGCAAAACCAACGATAAGGAATATCCCCACCAATGCGAATACGCGCGTCATTAAACGAGTAAATCGGTTATTAGCGATTCGGAGAATCTTGTTATTCATCTTCGCTACGCCGCCAAACATCAAGTAAGAGGTTGTCAGTTTTTGCATGATGGTCATCCTTTTGTAGGACTCTTCGCGTTCTTTTTGACTCATCACGCTGTT